TTGTACCACCAATCAATGCTTTGACTTCTGTGTCAAAATCTGTAATTTGCGTATGCGGAATGTTTATTTCGTTAGTTGCTATTGCTGTTACTTGTCCACGTGAGTTGACTGCTAGTCTGGCAACATGCGTAGCACTACCATAAGTACCAGGTGTGTCACCTAATACATTATCTGTGATACTGATATCACCGTTGTTGTATGTAATTCCATCTCCACCACTTAAATAATTTTCTACATCTGATTCAACTGCACTTTGAAAGTCCATAACTCTACTGCTATATATTTCTACACTTACATTTGATGCGTGTGTCAATTGTCCTTGTGCATTTACTTGGAATCTACTAATTGTTTCACTATCACCGTAATATCCAGGTGTAACTGCTGTATTAGTAATACTATATTCGCCAGAACTACTGTCGTATGTTAATCCTGTTCCTGCTGAAAAATGTGCTCTTGTTTCTGAAGCACTTGGGCCTGTATATGTAATTACACCAGTTGAGTTATTATATGCTAATGAGCCATCGCCACTTGATGATGCACTTATCTTACTTCTTATTTGGCTATCGGTGACGCCTGTATATGTTAATGTATTACCTGAATAGGTTAATGAGCCATCACCGCCTGCATCAACAACATTTAATGCACCACTTATAGGTGTTGATGTTGTAAGTGTTGTACCGTCCCAACTTACTGTTGCGTTTGCTGTACCATGGCTAAGTTGCAACGTGGCAGTTCCGGCGGCTTGATTATTATTAATAATAATCTTGTCATCGTTAACTCTTAGTTCTTCACTGCTGTTTATTATCGGATCACCGTTAAATACGATATCACCCGGGGATCTAAATATACCTTTTTTGTCTGCCATTAATTACTCCGATTGCAACATTGCTTTAACATATTTATCAGATTATGGTATATTTTCTTGCGTACAAAAAAAAGCACCTTCCGAAGAAGGTGCTTAATTCGTTTAAGTAAAACTAATACTTACTTGAATGAGACGTTTGATAGTCCAATTTCACCTAAGTAGTCAGCCGCGTTACCCAATGAACTTGCTGTGTTAGTAAGTTCTAAGTAACCGTATCTTGTCATAAATGACACTACTGGTTCAAAAGTTGCTGGATCCATAACTGGACCTGTGCTCATTAATGGAATGTAAGGACAGTAGAATGCTGGAGCATCTGTTTCAGATGAACCTTTATATCCTACTAGTACTGATGTTCCATCAGCCGCATAGTTGTCAACAAATACTTTAACAGTACCGTTTAATGTACCTACAAACTTACTGTTTGTTGGAGCATCAAAAGGACCTTCTGTACTTCTGACAAATGTTGAAGTTGTCGCTGATTGTAAAATTGTTAAAGCCTGTGGACTTACAACAACGTAGTTACCTGCGCCTCTTCTTGTTCTAGCGGCAATCAAGTTTGCAACTCTGTTAATAAGAATTGCCAAGATTGCATGTCTTTCACCGATATATGTTTGAGTACCTGTGATTCCTGAGTTGAAGTCTAAAGTGTCAACAGTTGGAGCAAGTGCTCTTAACTTTGCTAACATCTCTTGGTCGATTTCAACTGCAATTTCTTGTGCTAATGCCTGCATAATTTCTGCTTCAACATCTACACCGTGCATTGCGTTGGCGTCTTGAGCAGATTCAAAAGTCCATCTTGCTGATAGACGTCTTGTTTTTGCTTCGACTGTTTGTTTGAGGATTTGAATAGACATTTTGCTACCCGCTGTTCCTTCACTTGCCGCAGTTGCATCAGGTGATCCTGAATATGCTGTTGCTAATGCGAAAGGACTGAGTGCTTCTTGTCCTGCTGTTACTGAGTCTTTAGACTCTGCGTATCTTACCCTTAATGTGTGGATTTGTCCTACTGGTCCACTCATTGGTTGCACACCAAGTAATTCGTTGGCGATCAAAGAAGGCATAACCCTTCTAATCAATGGTAGCATAACTTTGTTAAGTGATGCAACGTTTCCTGCCATTGTTGACCCTGCTGTCGCTGATTCTTGTAATTGAGTTTTTGCGTTTTCTAAAATTACGTCCATTGTAGACTTTTTAGAACCACTTAAACCCTCAAGAAGAGCGTCCTTGGTTGCGGACCAATTTGATTCAAATAATGCTTCTGCCATTATAATCTCCTAATTATTTAAGTCCGGCTAGTTTTCTGATTTCGTCTATAGCGACTACATCAACTACTTCGTTGTCTGGGCCGGTTTGTCCGTCCAACGATCTATTACCAGTGTGTTCTGTCTTCACTGATTCACTAATAACTTCTTTCTTAGTTCTTACAGAACCTTCTTCGTTCATAACACTTGGAAGGTACTTGTTAAATGATTCTTCAAGTTTCTCTGTCTTTACTGTTTCTAGAAGTTCTGTCATAAGTTCTTTTTTGTCCTTGCTTAAAGGTGCAATTAAATCACTTAAAACATTGTTTCTGTTGTATCTATCTTCTGCTATTCGCAATTTAGATTCAACTAATTTCTTCTGCTCAGAACTTTTATCTGCGGTAGCCTTGGCTTCGTCAATCTTGGATTTTAATCCAGTGATTTCAGATTTGAGTTTTCTAACTTCTGTATTTTCATTTAAATACGAAGTAGCATACTCGCCTGCCATCGCTTCAAAAATTCTTCTACCAAATTCATTTTCACGAGCCTTAGTAATATCTTCTTTAAATTGTGATACTTCACTTTTTAATGAAGATGAAATAGTTTGTTCAACTTTTTCTGCGGCTCTTCTAATAAACTCTTTTTTAGCATCCGCAAGTTGCTCTCTTCCTTCGCGAACTAACTGAACTTTCTTCTCTGCTAGTTCTCGCTTATCGGAGTGGAACTCACGAATTTCATCAGCAACTGCTTCAAGAACAAAGTTTTCAAGTTTAGCAAAGTTTTCACTTTGAGCATTCCTGTCTTCTTTGAGTTCCTTGATTTCGTTGGCTAATGTTTCTGAAACGAATTTATTTAAAACGTCAGTGTGTTGACCGACTGCTTTTTTATAATTAACTCTTTCAGCAATAGTTGCCTTCTTATCTTCTGCAAGTTCTTTCAATTCTTCTTCTAAGTTTTGAGTAATGAATGTGTCCATTGCTTCTACTATTTGACCTTTGTCATGTTCGAATCTCTGTGCAAACTCTTCTCTTAACTCAGCAGTGATTTCATCTCTTGCTTCAGCAAGGCGTGTTTCCCATGCTTCTTGTATGTTGACTCTAGTCTCTTCAGACAAGTCACCATTTTCAAGAAGTTCTACGAATTTATCCGCCATGTGCTTTCTCCTATTTGAGTTCCAATTCACGAATGAAGTTTTCCATCATTCGTGCAAGGTGTTTTTGTGCGTTTCTGTCACTTTTTGTTATTTCACGAGCGGCTTCAAAAATCTGAGCGCCTCCTCGCATATTAAATAAACTTTCATAAATGGCTTTAGGGTAGGCATCTGGGGCACTTGGTTGTGCTACGATGTCAACAGTTACTATATCAAAATCGCTTACCCTACCGCTTTCATTTACATTACCACTACCTCTACTGCTAACGCCTAATTTGGCGCCACCTTTTAATAATGCTTCGGCAATCTTACCCATTGGAGTATCCAATATTTTAAGTTTACCAAAGCCATCTGCGCCTTCACAACGCATATCAGTAATCATGTGGCTTACTCTATCTAAATTAATTTGTAATTCTGCTGGGTGATCCAACTCGCCTAGAACAGTTTCGCCAGTTTGAATTCTTTTACCAATTGATTCTACAGCAGTCTGTATTTCTTCTTTTGGATAAACTCTTCCATTCTGGTTTTTAACTTCGCCCTGTATAAACAAACCACTCATCATCATATCTTTACCATCGTTAGATGCTTCAACAATAATGTTTGCTCTGTCTGGACTATAGTATTCGAATAACTGTCTTGACATTATGTCTCCCTAAATTACTTAACTTTTCCTGCTATAGGACTCTCTGATTTCTCAGCATTTACTTTTGCTGGGGAAACAGATGCTGGTTTTTCGCCAATGTTATCACTTGCTGGATTATCTTTGGCTGAATCTCCTTTTTTACCTTCTGCACCGTCTTTACCAAATAAAGATTTTTCGTCTGTTCCGAAACCTTCTTTCTTTGGAAACTTAGGTGATGCATCGTGGTCTGCACTTGAGTCATTCTTTGCAGTTTGATTTTTACTGAAGTTAGTTGCTTCTTCTAATTCTTCGTCAACTTCTTCATCTAAGTCAATTTCTTCTTCAAAAGATTCCATTTCCATTTCATCTTCTAATTCTGCTTCAGCATCGTCGGCTTCTTCGCCGTCTTCGTCTGACATTAACTTTTCGAATTCTGCTTTAAGTTCGTCTAGTTGTGCTTCTAAATCATCAACTCTATCTTCGACTTCTTCGTCTTCAGACTCTTCTTCACCGTCTATTTCCATTTCTGGTTCCATTTCGTCTTCTTCTTCGTTGACTCCTGATTCATCAGCAATAACGTCTGCTTCTACTTCATCGTAGAAGTCTTCACTTGGTGAACCTGCTACAGTTTCTTCTACAGCCTCTTCTTCAGATTCTTCAGCCTCTTCAACTGCTTCTTCTTCAGATTCTTCTGCTTCTTCAACTGCTTCTTCAGATTCAGATTCTTCTTCAACAACTTCGTTGTCGATTGCTTCTTCTAGAGCATCTTTATCTAAGAGATCTTCATAAATCTCTCTGGACTTCTCAACCATAAAACTATGCAATAAGTCTTTGGCTTGAGCATCGTCCTCTGCTAAAAGATGTTCCAGTACTTGTTCTAAAACACTTTTATCTGACATCGTAATTTCTCCTTTAAACTCAGGCTATACCTGATATATCGTAATTGTATTTAATGATAATGTACTGTTTTATGTAAAAAACGGTGTTTTTTTGAGGTATTTTAGTTATAACAAGTTATAAAGACCTGTTATTTACTACCTCTATGATGTGATCTGCATACATTCTATGTGCGTATGGACTGTTATGATTACTTACTGGATAGTGTGTTGTTTCGTTTCCTTGTTCATCTAAGTGCGTTGGATTATGCTGAGCATAAAAACCTGCACCATTTTGTAACAAGTATTTATCAGGTATGAAGTCCCAATTAAAACTGCCTATTTGGTGATGATCTTCTATCAAACCCGTTTTATCAAACTCACTAAATTCGAAGGTATTAGGGGAGAATAAAAACGGCACATTACGATTTAATATACTGAGTAAACCACTTTGTAACACATAGTAATCATTGTGTGCTTTTATGTTTTCATCAAACACATAGTATGCATAGTCCTTTAGTGCATTTACTCTGTCTTCATCAATGTGATGATAACGTCTTGCTTCTTGACTTATAACTGTGTAAATGCTGTCGCACCAAATTTGCGGGTCATATGTTTTACCATAGTTTATATGGTGCTGATGATCAAAGTGATCCCAATCAAAATCACCAAAGCAAATTTGATCATATGCTTTGTTATGATCGTAAGTATTATCTAAGTCTTTGAGTATTTCAAATCTGTTTACACCAGTTGCATTAATGATCATTAAATCTGGTTGTAAGTGTTCTAGTGCATAGTCTATCTGTGTACGAATACCAAAGTTACTCATACCACATCTTGCTAAGTTGATATAATTGTAGCCTAGTTCTTTTGCTACTAAATAACCGAATTCGAAATTGGGATAAAGTGGATCACGGCAACTCCAACTGCAACCGCAAACAACAAGGGTCTTCATTTAATTATAATAAGCCGCCTGCTCCGCCACCTGCATCGGTTGGTTTGGCATACATCACAGACGCAAGTTTTTTATGACTTTCTGCTTCTGCTTTTTTAAGTTCTCTGATCTTTCTTAATTTGCCTAACTCTTCTAAACTTAACATCTTTTTTCTGGTGTCAGTTTTGTGCCTTTGCGTGATAGTGTCTTTTGCTGGCTCGTAAAATTCGTTTAATTTCATATTATACTCCTAAGTTACCGCCTTCGTCACCAAGTTCGCCTAATGAGTCAATAGATGCATCAGGTGTATCTACTGGTCCCATGTCTATTGGTGCTGTTGTTACATCACCACCTGGTTGCGGTCTTACACCTACTTGACGTAAGTCTGCTGATGTTGTGTCATCTACTGCATCAACATCAAATGCGTTTTCTTCTGCCCACAGTAATTCGTTTCTTCTGATTTCGTCTTCACTTAATCCTAAGTACTTAGCAAGTTTAAACTGTGTAGACAAGTAAGGAATACCTTCTAGTGTACCAAACAGTTGTGTCCTTGCTTGATCTAATTCTAGTTCTCTGTAAGAACTGAAGTTTTGTGGTTCGCCAAATGATATATCAAATAAACTGTTGTCTACTTCAACACCACTTGCTTTTAAATAAATTTTAAATTCTTCATTCATGCTTTTAATAATTTGTCTTTGCAGTCTTTCGCAATACTTGGCAAATCTATATTCTTGTATGTATGCAACACCAACCTTACCATCGTTGTAAGGTGCTGAACCATCGTCTGGTCCTGTTGGCAAGTAACTGCTGGGTATTCTCAAACCTCTAATCAGTTTGTTGTTGAAAAACTTAAGGTCATCAATTTCGCCTAAGTTACTACCACCTGGTAGTGTGTCAACTTTACTACCTCTACCATCTGCCGTTTGTGCAAAGAAATAGTCTTCTAACATACTCATAGGATTGTAACTGCTGTCTGCAATATTTTGTCCACCACCTGTTTTGTTAGGAATACGTTTTTGCTGTACTTCGTATCTAACACGTTCTAAGTATTGTTGTGCTTTGTGCGGTGGCATGTTACCTACGTCAATAAAGAACACACGTCTTTCTGGTGCTCTGTGTACACGATAGATAATAATTGCATCTTCTAATAATTCTTTTTGTTTGTAAACTTTGAAAATAGGATCTAGTATGCTGTTACCAAAAGGCCAAGTTGTTTCCATGCCTTCGCTCATGCTGATATGTAATACATGTTGTGCATCAACTGGTACTGCATTGTTACTGTCTGGTCCATATCCTGAACTACTGCTTTTAAATCCTGCACTTGATTGAGGATTTGAGTAGTCACTCATAATAGCACCTGAACCATATGGTCTATCTTGGTTAGGTGAAACACTGGTTGCCGCTAAATCTTTTAAATGTAGATCTAAATTTTTAATAAAGTATTGTTCAATTTTTTTACCATTGCTTTCATTGACTAACACTTTTTCTACTTGGTAAGGATCAACCCAATATAATTTTTTAGTTTCTGGGTCTCTTACAAATAACTGGTCTCCGTATTTTAATGTGCTACGGAAAATTTTAAATATACGTCTTGGCAGTTCGTTGAGTTTACACCATTTCTGTAATCCTTGTTGTATAACTTTGATTTCTGGATTACTAGGTGTATCGTTGTACTCAATTTTAAATGGTAATTTTGTATCTTCTTCCTGTGTACAAAATTCTGCTATAATATCTAATGCGGCATTGATTTCTAAATCTCTATCCATTGCGTCATACTGATAATATCGCATGACTCTGTCAGGTGATCCGCTGTAAACTTCTGGTAGCCAACTGCTGTATCTACTAGCATACATGTCTGCTTTACCGTCATTGCCTTGTACGCCTGAGGGTAAACCTGCGTTATCTACCGGATTAAAAAACTTTTTCCAACTCATATATTTCTCGTATTAGTTATAATACTATATTTATCTCTTGATGTCAATCGGAATGATTGTTATGGAGTGTTATGATGCGTTATCGGCTCTCAATTCATTGGTTAAATCATCTTGTGCCCTAATCAGTTTTTCAATTTCTTGTATCAAATTTTGATTGTCAGTGTCGTCGTCGTCAACTTTTTTACTTAATCTATCAAGAGTTTCAATTAGCAGTTTTGTTTCTTTGTGATCTAATTCACTATCTGCCATAGCCTCTTTGTAGGCGTTCAGAACTTCACTGACATCTATTATAGGACTCAGACCTTGATTTGGCAGAACGTCAATTTTATTATATTTGCTGTCATAACCAAGTTTTCCAAGAGTCTGCTCTGTTAGGCTTTTCATAATTTCCTTATTACCATATGGCGTTTTTATTGTAAAATTAGGTGTAACACTGAAAGGGTCTTCCAAATCGTAGTTTTGTCTCATACGATTAAAATTTGCCATATTCCCATCTGTAATGCGAGTGTCTATATTCGCCGCGCCGGCTAGACTACTGTATGATTCATACAAACCGTATAAACGATCATCCATACTTGTTTCAATGCCAGAATCATTTAACATTCCCATAATTTGCTTCTGATATTGATATGCATCTCTATTGAATTCATATATTTCTAAAAATCTTCGATTAAATACCTTCCTTTGATCATCTTCATTAAGTAGTTCAAAGCCTGGTTGGTTTTCTAATAATTCCCTAAAAATGGCGTTGTCCTCTCCTTGATTAAATGCTTTAGTCATATTTTTTATGAGACTTTCTTTATCATAATCATACAAGCCGGAACCAGCGGCTCTAGAAGTCTTTGCGGTTATGCCTAACTGTTGTGCTTTTTTATCTAAAACGTCATCAATTAGTGCTTCTTTTAAAAAGTCTCTTTCTTCGCCATCAAACCCGCCGACGTATGCTTTAAACTGTTCGCTACCTATTTCACCATCCATATATCTTCGAATCATCAATTTATGTGTTGCATTATCAAACAACACACCGCCTGTTGCTTGATTGATCGACAACATTAAATCATCAAAAAACTGTTTAAAGAAATCTTTTATACTATCAAATAATGTACCTTCTTTCATTTGTTTCTTAAGATCGTCGGCTAACTTCATAGAAAAATCTGAGATACTTTTTACAAACGCACCTCGGGCCTTGTCGAGCCTTTCTTTATAGGCCGCATCGTTTTCGTCTGCTCCTTGACCGCCGAACATGTTGTCTATGTAATTTGCAAGGTTATCAAAAGCATCTGTTATTGGACTATTGTACCCGAACACGTTTCCTGCAAAATTTCTAATATTTTTAGTCAGTTGCTCGACACCCTTTTTAAAATCAAAGGTTGCCTTTCCAGTTTGCTCATCTATGTTTGCACCAAAACCTAAAAATTGCAAGGCAAACGTTTTACCAGCATCGCCTAATGTAGCAGTTACTTGATTAACCACAAACCCTAGCCTGTTAAACACATCTAATACAGATAACTTTTGGAGATCCAACGGTTCATACTGTGCATCTATGGCTTCTTGAGATAATGCCTGTGCTTTTCTAATCATAATTTGCAATTCTGCCGCACCTTGTATACCTGCATCCATCATTTGATTAAGTTGCATTTGCTGTCTAGGCGATACCTCCCTAAGCATCACTGTTAATCTTTTACCAAGATCCGCATTTAATCTGCCTGTTCTTCGAAAGTGTGCCGCTTCTTGATCTATCAATTCAATAAAACCAGGCATATTTTGACCTAGTGTAATAAATTCATCTGAAAGTCCTGTGGAACCTTTGGATATTGCTTCAAATATTGGATTTATAAAGTCGCCTGCACCTATGGTTCCTAATCCCCTACTTATTGTTTGGGCATTATTAACAAGTTCCATTGTGTTTGCACCCATAGAACCTGCATGTGCCTGCATGAGAGCAATATGATCATCTCGTATTTCTGATTCGGATCGCAGATCTGCTTCTGACATACCCACAGCATTAGCAAATATTCTTAGTTCTCTGGCAGATCTCAATAAACTTGTTTGTAACTCTTTGCTGTTTTGATTTAACACTAATCCAAATTTACGTCTATACTCTAATTCAGTCATTATGCTTTCAACAGAATCATCTGCTGTGAATCCCATTTGAAGCAATCCTTCATTTGTTAAAAGTGTAGTGGTATATAAATTTGCAAAATTTTCAGCACCTAGCACCCTAAGAATTTTACTGTTTGCTTGTGCAAATTCGGCAAATTCATCTAAACTCATGCCAGCCAAATTTGCCGATCTTGCAACATTTTCGATGTTGGTTGTTAAACCTATTATGCCTCCTGTGCCTTGACTTAAACTGTTATTAAGTATTTTGAATGTGTCTACAAAACTACTTCCTATATACTTTAATGCTCCTAGTACTGCTAGACCCAATGCACCCATTAATTTAGTAACGCCGGTGACTACTTTTGCAAACCCGCCCAATGCACTTCCGCCCAAATTTGCAAAACTCATAATACCGTCACCAGAATTATTGAGATCTTTTAAAATTTTATTAAGATTATCTGATTGGTCATTTGTATTTCTACCTAACTTGCCTAATTGCGTCAAACTGTCTTCAGTGAGATTGTTAAGTTCTTTGAGAGCATCTTCCATTGCCTTGTTAGCGGCTTTGTCTCGTTTTTGTTCCTTTTTATCATTGCCATCTAATACTTTGAGTAATTTTTGTATTTCCTTATCGCCCTCTGCAGTTTTTTTAGTAGTTTCTTTGAAACCTTTCAATTGCAATCTGAGGATAGCCTCGATCTTTGAAGAACTAGTACCTAGGCCTTTAAGCAAGGTTTGAATATTTTTCTGCGTGGCTTCTGTTGCCCATGCAGGAAGATTCTGAATAGTGCTGGTTACACCCTCGGTATTAGTTATTACAATGTCTGTCATTTCAATTCCTGTAAACTGAGTATATTATGATCGATAAATAACACTTACAAATAAAGTGATGCTTCGATAGTTAATATTTATCGTTTTTATTAAAACATCACATATTGGAGAGATTATGACACAGAATACTAACCCTTTAGCAGATTTTTACAGAAATCCTAAGTTATATGTAGCATTACCAAGTGGCACTGACTTTTATAGCAAAGATATTGTTGAAATGACTGAGGTCGGTGAACTACCTGTTTACCCAATGACAGCCAAAGATGACATTCTTACAAAAAACCCAGACGCACTATTAAATGGTGACGCAGTTATCAAACTTGTTAAGAGTTGTGTTCCTGCTGTAAAAAATCCTGCTTTACTACTTGCACCTGACATGGAAGTATTGCTTATTGCAATCAGACAAGCAAGTTCAGACTCTAAATTTATGGAAGTTGACAGAAACTGTCCAGAGTGCAATGAGCCAAACAGATTTGATTTAGACTTATCTGTTGCATTAGCAGAATCACAAGAGATAGAAGCACTAAAAGAAGTTGTGCTGTCAAACGGTTTAAAAGTATTAATATCGCCTACAAATTACATGCACACCATACAAGGTGCCAAGGCAGTTATAGAACAAAATAGACAGTTTCAAAATATAGATGTTAATGACAGTGACGAACAATTAAAAGCATTAGGTGATGCACTGGAAAAACTTAGCACAATGAACTACGAAGTTATTCTTAAATCTATAGTAAGTATCACAATACCAGATACAGGACTTGTTGTTGACGATGTAAAACAAATTGCAGACTTTTTAGATAATGTAGAAAAAGCAATTGGCATAGAATTAAATGATGCGGTTTCTGAAATTAACAATGGTGGCATCCAAAAAGAAGTAGAAATGCAATGCGGTGAGTGTGAACATGTTTACACTACACCTATAAACTACGATCCAGTAGGTTTTTTCTTAAATTCCTAGGTGGGGCAGACCCTGAGCAAATCAGGGACTATCTAGGAAGTCTAGAACAGCAAACAGAAGATATCACAAAAGGCATTGCTGATTTTGTTATGTATTCTGAAGGTTCCATTGACTGGACTACTGCATGGCATATGGGCGTAGTCGATCAGTCGTTGGTACTAGAATCTTTTAGTTCGTATATTACTGCCAAGAACGGCGGTAAAAAAGACAATGAAATGAAACAGGAAATGATACCTGATTATGTACCCGAACAGCCATCAGAGGAATAAGTCAGTACTGTTGTTGCCCTTTAATTGCTCTATGTGATTGACCCCGTCTAGATGTTCATCGATTAAATGCTCTAAGTCAAGTTGTTCTAACTTGTCTATGATAGATTCAATTTCTTCCGAAAGATAACAAAACTCTGATACACAATTAATCACATTAGCAGGTACTACACTTGCTTGTAATTTATATTTGGTGCGATCAAACATTGGTATTTGTTCATTGTGTTTTAAATGCAGTAATGCATGGTTGATGTTTCTGTGCATTACAAGACGCATAGCATCTAATTCTTGTGCCGCTATACCAATAAACCCTTGATGTGTATTGTGTTGCATAGCGACGTTTATAATGCGTTGTAGGCCCCCTAAGTGACTGCATACTAACACTCTGTTATACAGTTGGAACCAACTTAATCTCAATATGTAATTATCGTGTTGTGGGTCTAGGAGGTCGCGGAAAGATATTGTGTGCTCCGGTTTAAAATTTTCATAGTTTCTGCCCAGCATATAACTGCCGGCATCAGTTCGGATAACCCAGTCAGCATACTCCGGAGCCTCTGCGTTTGTTTTAACTATGATTTCATCAGGGGAATCCTTGTACACTAAGTCGGCTGTTTGCTCCGAAAATTGTTGTACTAGAAAAGGCATACTACCTATCTTGGCAAACTCATGTGCAACTGTTACATCATGTTCTGCTATAGCCAATATACATTCTAAAAAGTCTTGTGGGTGTCCTGATAAACCGTTGTATTTTTTATCCAGTAAAAGTTTAAACAATCCTAAGTTTCTAAAAGTCATGAGATTGTCAATAAAACTATTGTTGTTTAAGTTACTACATGCTTCGTGAAATTCATGTTTTATGTGTAACCAATTATCTTCTACTGGTATCATGTTAATATTTATGTGTTAATGTTTATAGACACTTCGTGTCTTTGCCAACTGCAAACTTCATTCACTTCGTTCATTTCAGTTTTTGTTTGCAATTTTTTTAATAAAGAAGTTATCATGTATGTTGAGTCATAATTCACCTGTAGCAGGTGAATCAATAACGGGTCATCATGTGATGCATCGTCATCTATAACTCGGGTGCTGTTAAGAAGCGGTGGGCCTTTACTCCTCATACACTACCGTCACGAATCCCACGGAAACCGGTATAACATTGTATAGTTCTGTTATACTGATTCTCAGGTTGCTTTTTCTCAGAGCCTGAATCGTTTAATACTGTTTGTCGTGCTACTGTATCTCATTTGCCGCCATACATTCCAGATCTCGCACCGTGTGAACGGATTGTCAAGGAAATCGATATTATATGCCTCGATGGGGTGGTGTATGGTCCTATGTGTTTGCCGGGTGTGCCGTGATGTGCCTTGTGTGCCTTAGTCCTGTTGTTCAGTTAATAGTTATCGTTTTATAATGTTGGATATAACATTTTTTGAGTATTTGTAATTATAAATAAATTTATGGAGCATTTTATAATCACTAATATTTTGACTAAAGATCAGTGTACTGACGTAATAAACAAATTACCAGACGAATCTCCCAACCCTGGGGGTTTAACAATGGTACCTGGTTACTGGACTGACACCAACTGGAATAACACACATAAAACATTTAATACGCACCGGTTACGATTAACACAGGATTTAGCGAGGTATGTTAGCAGTTTGATCAAGCCAGTAAGTATAGATTCGGAACCATACACAATAACAAGGCATAATGTTTTCTATGCTAATTATTATAACAAAAATGACACTTGTACTAAACACAAAGATCTATCAAAGTACTCTATATGTATTCCCCTCAATGACGAGTTTGAAGGCGGGATATTTTATATTGAGGATAAGCCTGTAGAACTAAAAGCAGGGGACGGAATACTTTTCCCTGGTGATACAGAACATGAAGTAAGCAAAGTTATTTCTGGTACTAGATGGAGTTTATGTATCTGGATTATGGAGTGAATCTTTAACGCCTTCACGTAAGATTTTTGAACCACCTACTCGAACGTTGATAATACCATTATAATAGTCATCACGCAATAATACTTTTCTTTCAAATTGCTCTCTTGCTTCTAAATAACTAGCAACGCCTCTGCTAGGACAAAAGTATAAAATCTCTCTAGTAAACTTATCTTCACCTAGTGCTTTTACATCTTCTTTTAAATTGTCTGAACTGCCCCAATAAGTTTGCCAATCTGATTCCTTGGTACCTCTGCGTTTGTTCTTTTTGCCTTTCAGCGGCGGTTTTGTTGTTTTAAACTTTGCTAGTTTCTTGCCAACATACTTTTTGTCATTTATGTTATTGGTAATTAGATACACAAATGCTTCGCAATCTTCAGGTAAGTTGTCTACTACTTCTCCGTTATAGGTCCAATTGCTCATTAAGTTCCTACATATTCTGTGTCTGTGTTGTAACTTGTGAAACCACCTTCTTTGATCACATACAGCACATCATTAACTCTACCACTAAGTTCTTCTCTGTGTGATATAAGCATAATGTTTTTGTTTTGTTCTCTGCTCATTTTCTTGAGAATGCCTAATGCATTCTCAACACCTACACCATCTAAACCACTGTCAATAAGTTCGTCAATACACAAGAAGTTCATAGGGTGATTAAGACTTTCATATATGTCTCTGAATGCCCAACTCAAACTCAGTATAAGTCTGTTTCGTTCACCTCTACTTAAATTATCAAAGTCTAAGTCTCTGCCATACTCGGTGATTTCTACACTAAGGTCGCTGTTAAACTTAACGTCATGCGGTAAGCCAATAGCATTTAAGTAGTGTGCTAGTCTGTGATTCAAGTAAGCAATGTTTTGATCAATAATACGTCTACGGATAAAACTATCTTTACTTGTTAGCAATTTATATAAGAATTCTTGATGATCTTTTAATGCTGTAAGTTCATTTATAGTGTCCCAACTGACTTCTTGAATGCCTGTTTCCTTCATGGA